AGACGGCGGTCCAGTCAGTAATAGAACTGGTAGAGGAAGAACAGGATATTCAGAAGGCGGCCTCGCTACGATGTTCACTAGGAGGCGATAGTGGCTCAAGTATCTAAAGAACAAGAACGAGCGATAAAACAATATCTTCGTAATTCGGAAAACTTTATAGAATATAATGGTGTAAAAATTATAGATCAAACAGAGTTTGGAAGATTCATAGCAAAACTTTTTAACTTACCTGACGAGGTTTCCGACAAACCAGGTATGAATAAAGTTGGTTATTTAAAAAAACAAAACGCAGAATTATTTGATGGTTATGAAATTAGAAAAGGTAATATTTTTAAAAGAGATAAACCTTTAATACAAGCTCTAAAGAGTGATCCTGTATTTAGAGACGAAGTTAATAAAAAATTAAAAGCGTTAAATAAAAAAGATTTTTTTGACTTAACTAAAGATCAACAAAATACAATTGTTGGAACTACAGAAAAAGTAAAAAAAGATTTAAAAGTACTTCCCAAAAATTTTGTTACTAAGCCTCAACTAGCTAAAGAACTTAAAATTAGCGAAGCTGCTATAGAAGCATATGGTTTAGGTAAACACGACTTAATAGGAGAAAAATTTAGAGAGTTATTTAAACCAGTTGTATTAAAAAATAGAGGAACTTTTTATGACTCTACAAACATAAATAAAAAAATTGAAAAATTTAAAAATTTTACAGATCGTCCTATGCTTCATAAAACTTCAGTTGCTAGAGCAAATCTTTTAGCATCAGATCCTGAAATTCAAAATCTTTTAGAAGCTAAAGATAAAAGTTTATTTAATACTGACGAAGGATTAAAAAAAGCATTAAAAGTTTTAGGCAAAGGTTCTACTCCTCACGAAGCAGCTCACGCAATTACTGTTTTAGCAAGAGCTTATAATGGAGAAAAATTTAGAGGTTTAGATATAAAACCAAATAAAACAAAAGGTAAGTTTATAATTAATAATATAGCAAAACTTCAATATGATAATCCTTGGACTACCGGTTTATATGATGAAGGATTAAGACAAGTAGATAGAGATTTAGGAAACAAAGTAAATACTTTTAAAAATTTTAAAGTTGAGTATCGAACTAAATTACAAAATCTTTTAAAAGAATATGGCATTAAAGAAAAGTTTAACATAAATGAAATTACAAGTGTTAAAGCTTCTGCTAATAATAAAATTGCACCTTACGCTGCATTTGTAGATCTTACTCAAGCAGACATAAATCAAAAAGCTTTAAGTGGTTTTCAAGGAGATCTTTCTAAAACTTTATCTTACATCGATAGAAACAAAAATAATCAAGCTAAAATTTTAGAAAAAATAGAAAAGTTTAATACAGGTACAAGAAAAAAAAGAATAGATAGTCTGGTAAAAGAATTTGGTGAAGGAGCAAAAGATGTTAGATTTGCAGAAATAATACCAGGTACTAATGTTGAGTCTATTTATGCTAAAGGAGATTTAGATAGATGGAAAACTAAAGGACTAGACCTACAAAAGCTAGCAGATGAAAAAGGTTATTTTTTAGATGTAAAGGGTGCACGACCTTATTTTGAAGTTACTTCAGATGATTTAAAAAAATCAGTAGAAGGTTTAGTAAATAAAGCTGAAGGACTGTCTGAACCAGATAAAATTAAAGTTTGTAATTTTTTATCTAATGGCGGTTTACCCGGAGATTGCGCAAGAGCTATTAGACAAGATCCTAATAAAGCAGCACAAATAATTTCTAAAATTCCTGCAGATACAGAAAAACTACAAGAAGTTAAAGTTGCAGCTCAAGAAGTTATTGGTCCAAAAATTGACGAAACAAATTTAAGATGGAACAATGATGTTGGTGCATTTGAAACTACAAATGGTGATATCGCATCACAATCCGATATTAAAAAATATGCAGCCGATAATCCAATGGAAGTTAAAGTTGGAGAAGAGCCAGTCAAAACTGCAACCAATAAAAGTGTTTTAGCTAACGTTGGTAAAGCAATGGCAAGGATTGGAGCTCCATTACCAGTTGCTGCAATAGACTCATACTTTATAGGCCAACAAGTAAAAGAAGGTAAGGGCACAGCAGAGATTGCAAGCAATCCACTAAACTGGCTAGGTCTTGCAACTATGGAGCCATTAGCAAAAGCTAGTGGAATAGCAGAGGGTGGTGGTTTAAACAAAGCATTGAGATTAGGATTGAATCCTGCTACAATTAGAGGTATAACACGATTTGCAGGTTTACCGGGACTTGCAGTAAGTACAGCTATGACTGCATATGACCAGTATCAAAAATATAAAGATGGAGAGGGATTTATCTTCAACTTATTAAACCAAAAGGGAACCGAATAGATGCCAATAGATAAACCAACTCCAAACGTATCAGAAACCGTTATTGAAGTTCCAAAACAAGAAGAATTAGTAGAGGCAAGAGAAGAGATTATTGAAAAGAAAAATCAACAGGGTAATGTAGAAGTTACTATGGATGAAGAGGGTGGTGCAGAGATTGCATTTGACCCTAGAGCGATTACTGAAGAAGGTGGTCAAGATCATTTTGAGAATTTAGCAGACTTTTTAGGAGATGATGTTTTAGAACCATTAGGTGCTAAAATGGTAGATCACTATAACGAATACAAAGAATCACGTGGTGATTGGGAAGACACTTACAAAAATGGTTTAGATCTTTTAGGATTTAAATTTGAAAGAAGAACAGAACCTTTCAGAGGTGCATCCGGTGTTAATCACCCTGTACTTGCTGAAGCGGTTACACAGTTTCAAGCGCAAGCTTACAAAGAATTATTACCAGCTGATGGTCCAGTTAGAACTCAAATTTTAGGAGCAGTGGATACTGCTAAAGAAGAACAGTCTAAACGTGTTAAAGATTTTATGAACTATCAGATTATGGATCAAATGAAAGAATATGAACCAGAGTTTGATCAAATGCTTTTTTACCTCCCTCTATCCGGTTCTACTTTTAAGAAAGTTTACTATGACGATCTTTTAGGTAGAGCCGTATCAAAGTTTGTACCTGCGGATGATTTAATTGTTCCGTATTCAGCAAACAGTTTAGAAGATGCAGAGGCAGTCATTCACGTAATTAAAATTTCTGAAAATGATTTAAGAAAACAACAAGTGGCAGGATTTTATAGAGATGTAGAATTAGGAGCACCACCTGTTGTAGAAAATGAATTACAAGATAAAAAATTAGAACTTGAAGGAATTGCTAAAGATGGTCAAGAAGATCAATATACTTTGTATGAAGTTCACACTAATTTAGATTTAGAAGGTTACGAAGATATGGGAGAAGATGGTGAGCCTACAGGAATTAAACTTCCTTATGTTATAACTGTATCTCAAGCAGGAAATAAAGTTTTATCTATTAGAAGAAATTATGCTGCAGAAGATCCATTAAGAAAAAAAGTAAATTACTTTGTACAATTTAAATTTTTACCTGGAACTGGTTTCTATGGTTTTGGTTTAATTCATATGATTGGTGGTTTAACTAGAACTGCAACAGCAGCATTAAGACAACTTCTTGATGCAGGAACTTTAGCAAACTTACCAGCAGGATTTAAGTCCCGTGGTATTAGAGTTAGAGATGATGCACAACCATTACAACCTGGTGAGTTTAGAGATGTAGATGCTCCTGGTGGAAACATCAAAGATCAGTTTATGACTCTACCTTTCAAAGGACCAGACCAAACTCTTTTACAATTAATGGGAGTCGTAGTTAACGCAGGTCAAAGATTTGCAGCAATTGCTGATATGCAAGTTGGAGATATGAATCAACAAGCTGCAGTTGGTACTACAGTTGCACTTTTAGAACGTGGCTCACGTGTGATGTCCGCAATCCACAAAAGACTATACGTTGGTCTTAAACAAGAATTCAAATTATTAGCAGAAGTATTTAAAACATACTTACCACCGGTGTATCCATACGATGTACCAGGTGCAAGACGTGAAATTAAAGTACAAGATTTTGATGACAGAATAGATATATTACCTGTAGCAGATCCAAACATCTTCTCACAGACGCAAAGAATCTCACTGGCACAAAGTCAATTACAACTGGCGCAATCAAATCCTCGTATGCATAATTTATACCAAGCGTATAGATCTATGTATGATGCGCTGGGTGTGAAAAATGTAAATGCAATCTTGCCTCCACCTGCTCCACCACAACCAATGGACCCGGCGTTAGAAAATTTAATGGCAATTAATGGAAAACCATTTCAAGCATTTCCAGGACAAGACCACAAAGCACACATTGATGCGCATTTAAGTTTTATGTCTATCTCTATGGTGCAAAATAATCCTGCAGCAATGATGAGTTTACAAAAAAATATACTTGAACACATTTCATTTATGGCACAAGAACAAATTCAATTAGAATTTGTAGAAGAAATACAAGAAATGCAAATGATGCAACAACAAATGGCACCAATGATGCAAAATCCACAGATGATGCAACAGAATCCACAAATAATGCAGATGCAACAACGTGTTCAACAGCTAACACAAACTATTGAATCAAGAAAAGCGAAGTTAATTGCAGAAATGATGATAGATTACGCTAAAGAAGAAGACAAAATTAGTTCTGAAGTAGGTGGTGATCCATTATTAAAACTAAAATCACGTGAATTAGATATAAAAGCTAAAAATGATCAAGAACAAGCAGCGAATAGAGAAGCAAGATTGGATTTAGACACTATGAAAGCGATGATGAACGACCAACAACACGATGAAAAGTTAGAACAGAACGAAGAACTAGCTGGACTACGTGCAGGAGTCTCTTTGGCTAAACAAACAATGGCTGATCAAAGCAAGATTCACGATTTCGGTAGAAATTTTAATAAAAAATAGATATAATCTACAACTTAAGGAGTTAACTATGGTTAAAAACAGAAAAAATGGTAGAGACAACGTAAAAGTTGTACCTGAACTTGGTGCTAACGCAAAAGGCGAGCAACAAGGTGGGATTCCAGTTGAAATGACTGATCCATTTACATCACAAACAGTAGATGTAAGAGGTACGAAGCGTATGCGACCAGATAAAAAACCTGTAAAAGCAACTTGGTACTAGTATGTGGTTATCAGCAATTAAATTAGCTGTCTCTGCTGGTAGTAAAATTTATGCTAACAAGCAGAAGGCAAAAGTCGCGATGTCTGATGCTCAACTGTTGCACGCAGAACGACAAGCCCGAGGTGAGGAAGCTTACCAAGGCAAGTTGTTAGAGGCACGTCAAAATGATTACAAGGACGAGTTCGTTCTCGTAATTTTGTCGGCGCCAATAATTGTGCTCGCGTGGGGAGTCTTCTCGGAGGATCCTGGCGCTCTCGATAAAGTGAAAACTTTCTTCGAACATTTCGCGGCACTCCCGACTTGGTTCAGTACCCTTTGGATCCTCGTCGTCGGATCAATTTTTGGAATTAAGGGTACACAAATCTTTAAAAACGGAGGGAAAAAATAATGCCAAATAGAAGATTTAACACACAAGTTGCTCAACCTATGAAGGTTGGCGGCAGAGTAAAAAAAATGGGTGGCGGAATGTCTACTAGAAGAAGAGATATGAAGTCAGGTTATTACCCAGATGATATGGGTATGAAAGGTGGAGCAATGTATAAAAAAGGTGGATCTGTTAAAAAGAAAAAACAGGGCTACAAAGATAGAAAAGATGAATCTATTGCAATGAGAATCAGAAAGAAAAGAACTAAAAAACAATTAAAAGCTTCAAGAGATGATTCTTACGGTAAGTTTGGTTCTAAAGCTAAAAAATCTGGAAAAATAAACAAGTAGTTTATGGCAAAAGATTTTATACAGAAGGCTATTAAAAAGCCGGGAGCTTTGCGTAAATCTTTAGGAATAAAGAAAGGCAAAAAGATTCCAGCTTCTAAATTAAAAGCCGCTGCGAAGAAAAAAGGTAAGCTAGGACAACGTGCTAGATTTGCTATGACTTTAAATAAATTAAGGAAAAAATCATAATGAAAAAACTAAAACCATTACCAAAAGGTAAAAAATCTAAAGGCTTAAGAAAACTTCCTAAACCAGTTAGAAATAAAATGGGCTTTATGAAAAAAGGTGGGAAGGTTAAGTAATGGCTAAACTTTGTCCTAAAGGAAAAGCTGCAGCAAAACGTAAGTTCAAGGTATATCCTTCAGCTTATGCTAATATGTATGCTTCAAAAGTTTGTAAGGGCAAAGTTAGAGCTAGTGCAAAGAATGGTGGTTTCATTGCACGAGGTTGTGGCAAAGTAATGTCAGACCGAAGAAAGAAAACGAAGATTGCCTAATGGGAGATTTAAAGAAATGGGTAAACGAGAAATGGGTGGACATTGGAGCACCGAAGAAGGATGGGAAGTATCAGCCTTGCGGGCGCTCAAAAGGTTCGAAGAGAAAATATCCGAAGTGCGTCCCACTTGCAAAAGCCACACGAATGACAAAGTCGCAAAAGGCGAGTGCTGTCAAACGAAAGAGAGCTGCAGGGAACCCGGGCGGTAAACCAACTAACGTTGCTACTTTTACAAAAAGAAATAAAAAATCAGATGGTGGTATGATAAAACAAGCTCAAAGAAATTATGATGGTAGTTATATTTCTGGAAGTTTAGGTGGTGTTGAAGTTTCAAATCCAAGTTTAAGAAAATATTATAAGGGGATGTTGTAATGAGAAAACAAGACAATATGCCTGCTAGAAATAAAAAAAACTTTAGACCTACAAAGTCTGGAGCAGGTATGACACGAGCCGGTGTCGCTGCCTATAGAAGAAAAAATCCCGGTTCA